TCAGCCCGTTGGGCTTCAGACAGAAAATGGCGAGCGGCGAAGTCAAAATCAAAATCGCCAGCATATTTGATGCAAAGCTCCTCAGTCACTTCAACCGACGATCCAAAGAACTTTTTGAACAGGGCGCATTGGTTGTTACAGGTTTCCGCGTCCAAAAGCATTTTATAGGTGATGATCATGGTGCTGCCCTTTCGATTTGTGTTGCAGCAAAGAACGCCGGTCCACGGACGCGCTCGTATTCAGCCCACGCCAGTCCACGGACGCGCTCGTATTCAGCCCACGCCGGTCCATCGATGCGCTCATATTCAGCCCACGCCAGTCCACAGACGCGATCATATTCAGCCCACGCCAGTCCACAGACGCGATCATATTCAGCCCACGCCAGTCCACGGACGCGCTCATATTCAGCCCGCGCCAGTCCACAGACGCGATCATATTCAGCCCACGCCAGTCCACGGACGCGATCATATTCAGCCCGCGCCAGTCCATCTATGCGATCGTATTCAGCCCGCGCCAGTCCATCTATGCGATCGTATTCAGCCCGCGCCGGTCCACAGACGCGCTCGTATTCAGCCCGTTGGGCTTCAGACAGAAAATGGTGAGCGGCGAAGTCAAAATCAAAATCGCCAGCATGTTTGATGCAAAGCTCCTCAGTCACTTCAACCGACGATCCAAAGAACTTTTTGAACAGGGCGCATTGGTTGCTATAGGCTTCCGCGTCCAAAAGCATTTTATAGGTGATAATCATGGTGTTGCCCTTTTCAGTTTGCGGAAATCAGCCGTTCTAGCGTGGTTGACGTGCGGCCAAGAAGCGGCATGTTTTGGTGTTGTAGTTTGCAGCGCAGCACTACAAGCGCATGTTGGTAGCGGCTTTCCCGCACATCGAGTGCAGCCTGTGCTAGCGAGCGCAGCGGCGTCTTGAGGTAGTCCGATATGGGATTGGTTGTCATGTTCTCATTCTCCGAATGATGATGTGACTTGGTCGTTTGGTTGCAGGGTTTGTGCCAACTATTGGACTAATGATTGGTCCGTGCTCTGCCTGCGTTTCCGATATGTGTGGTTAAAAATGCTGTGTGTCAATGTGGCACATTGTCTCATATTGGTATTGAGGGTGTATCACATTGGATCATCAAATGACACCAAGCTTGCGCAGTTCTTCGCGCCGCTCTGCCTCTGTCATGGCGGTAGGAAGGTGCCACAGATAGCAAGGCTTTTTCATGAAGGTGCGCTTGGGATCAACCGATGCCCACCGGGGATTTGCTTGGCGCACCTTGGCAAGCAATCCTGATAGCCCCTTCTCAGCCCCCAAGGGCGTCTGCAAGCGGCGCAGAAGCTCGCTCGTGGTGATTTGTTCGCCTTCCACCAAATTGTCTAGCACGCCCTCTACCATGCTCGCCAGAGTGTCCACATGCTCCTGTGTCATGCTCTGCCAGTGCACCTTCGATAATTCCAAAATATTCAACTTATCCTCCTTCATTACTACGTCACAATACCTACCTCATTCATTCCTTCATTCTTTCTACGATGAAGAGAATGAGCGATGTAGAGTTATTAGTTACGTAGGCCGCCAATGTTTGTCAAGTTAAATTTTCAAACTTGGCCACTCTCGATATCGTTAGATTGATATTGCCCGCTCCTCAGCGCCCCATCCTTGCCTGCGCAATATTGTTGCCTGCGCAATATTGTTGCCTGTGTCCCAATCTATTCCCATCCTCTTCCTCACATCTCTTGGTCTATTCCCATCCTCTTCCTCACATCTCTTGGTCTATTCCCATCCTCTTCCTCACATCTCTTGGATTGGGAGCAATAATAGATCACGCACGGTCCTAACACGTGCCAAAATATTGGCATTAGAGTACTCTGCGCGCCAGAGTTACGCATGGGTACATCGGCGCAACATTCGTTCGCAATAATGTTGCGCAATTATATTCCATTACACACGTAAAAGACCGGGGTGGGGTGGCGGCGGGGGTCTTCTTCTTGCTCGTGTACGTATAAGGCGGGGCAGCACACTTTTTCGCGCGAATTTTTGGGATTGACCCCTAACTGTTGTTATGCTAATCATTGTTATATTAATTTTTGTAAGCACACACAGGAGCACGATTATTTCATGGGAGACAGCACAAAACTCGGCGGAATACAGATTATCCAAGACCCGCCAGAGGAAAACCTTGGGCCAGCAATGCGCGCGCTGAACGCAGGGCAGCGGCGGTTCGTTATTGCTTTGCTCGAAACAGGGGCAAGCAACAACACGGTTGCCGCAGGCTTGGCAGGATATGGCGGAACCGAGGGTTCGCGGCGGGTGATGGCGCACAATCTGGCACACAATCCGAAGGTCCAGGCGGCCATCAAAGAGGAAGCGGATCGCAGGTTACGCGCGGGAGCCCTCTTGGCCGCATCAGCCTTGGTCGAGATAGCCGGTAACCCGATGCACAAAGACCGCTTCAAGGCGTCGGTAGAACTCCTGAACCGCGCCGGCCTGATAGTCCAGACAGAGCACAAGGTAATCGTGGAAGACAACAGGCTGTCGGAAGAAATCGAGCAAGGAATAATTGCCCTGTCACAGCGGCTCGGCGTTGACCCGACGAAGCTCTTGGGCAACAATTCCAAAGCGGCGCAGAAGGCCAACATCAAAGCGCAGGCAATCGACGCCGAGTTCACGGAAGTGGACGATCTATCCGACATCATGGGGTCACCGAATGAGCAATAGCCGCGAAGATTTACTGCGGATCGAAAAAGAGCTTAAGGAAGTCGAGCGCCGCAAGCGTGAATGTCAGATCGATTTTTATGCTCCGTACCCGAAGCAACAAGAATTTCACGATCTGGGCATATCGCATCGCGAACGCTTGCTGTTCGCGGGAAACCAGAATGGCAAAACCTACTGCGGCGGCGCCGAGGTGAGCTATCATCTGACTGGGCTTTATCCAACAGACTGGTATGGGCGCAGATGGAACCGGCCAACGCGGGGCTGGGTGGCCGGTGTGACGGGCGAGAGCACACGAGACAACCCGCAACGCATTCTATTAGGCACGACGGCGGGCGGCATTGGTACCGGTATGATCCCGAAGCACTGTCTGTCTCGGGAAAAAATGTCTCTCGCGCGCGGGGTGAGCGATCTATTTGATACGGTTCTTGTTAAACACTTCGACGCCGCCACCGGCAAACAAGACGGCTGGTCGGAAATGAAATTCAAATCCTATGAGCGTGGTCGCGAGAAGTGGCAGGGCGACACACTCGACTGGTTGTGGTATGATGAAGAACCACCATTGGACATCTATACCGAGGGGCTCGCCCGCATCAGCGCGACCGGCGGCATGGTCTTCATCACCTTCACTCCGCTGCAAGGCATGTCCAAAGTCGTGATGCGCTTTATCGACGAGAAGTCGCCAGATCGTGCCATCGTCACCATGACCATTGAAGATGCCAAGCACATCCCCGCCGAGGATCGCAAGAAGATTATCGATGGATATCCCGAACACGAACGCGAAGCCCGCGCGCGCGGCGTGCCCATGCTCGGCAGCGGCAAGATATTTCAGATCAGCGAAGCATCAATCACGGTTCCAGATTTCCCCATACCGCGACACTGGGCTCTCCTCTGGGGTCTCGACTTCGGCATTGATCATCCGTTCGCTGCCGTGTTGCTCGCCTGGGACAAGGATACCGACACCATCTATGTCACGAAGTGCATTCGCATGTCGTCTGCTATGCCGCTGCAACATGCCGCTGCAATGAAGCCCTGCATGGGCGGTGCGGGCTGGCGCATTCCGGCAGCATGGCCGCAAGACGGATGGCAACGCAAAGAGTTCGGCGGCGAATTGAAGCCTCTTGCCGACATTTATCGCAAACACGGCGTGAAGATGTTGCCTGAACATGCCAAGTTCCCAGACGGCGCCAACTCGACAGAAGTCGGGATCATGGAAATGCAGGAGCGTTTCCTTGGCAACAAGCTGAAGGTCTTTGCTTCGTGTTCTGAGTGGTTCGACGAATATCGGTTCTACCACCGCAAGGATGGGATGATTGTCAAGGAAAAAGATGATTTGCTGTCGGGCACGCGCATCGGCATTATGGGCAAGCGCTTTGCGAAGGCTGTGCTTTTCTATGATAGAAACCAGGACGGCTCAGCAAAAGTCGCTATGGCGAAGGACGTTGACATTGATCCGTTCGGATAGTAACCTTCAATGTTGCTTCTTTGCCACAACCCATGGGGACAGTCGTGATCACATCCGGCTTCAATGAATTTATCCAGGCGGCCACGCAGGATTTGCTTAAGCGGCCGGCGTCTGGTACCGAGAAACAAGACACCGAGGCCGATATCGAGAAAAAGAAAAAGAACGCGCTGGCGCAAACTGGCGACAACACTGTTCTTCAGGGCGCGAGCGGCACGGTCTATAATACAGCCGCAGGAACCCTACTCAACAGAGCGAGTAACCAATTCTGATGGCAACGCACCAAGACGACATCATGCAGGAAAGCCTGCACGAGTTTTCAGAAATGCAGACATGGCGCGCCGTCTTTGCCCAGCAATGGGAGGAGATTGCAGAGCTTGCTGATCCGCCATCGCGCAACACGTTTTACTACGGTTCCTTCAACTGGCCGGGCCAAAAGAAAACCGATCGTCAGGTCGATGCTACTGCCATGATGGCGTGCGAGCGCTTCGGCGCGATTTTGGACAGCTTGCTCACGCCGCGCAACATGATGTGGCACAACTTGTTGCCCGACATGGACTACTTGATGAAAAACCGGCAGGTGCGTCTGTGGTTTGAAAATACGACGCGCCAGTTGTTCAAATATCGCTATGCGCCGATCGCAAACTTCAGCGCGCAGAACCAGGGGCAATACAAGTCGCTTGGCAATTTCGGCACTGGGTGCATGTTTATTGACCGTTACGAAGGCCCAGATCGTTCCAAGGGTCTGCGATACAAGTCGGTGCCGCTCGGGCAGATGTTCCTGCGTGAAAACCACCAGGGCCTCGTTGACGGCTATTCGCGGTGGTATCGCCTGACCGGTAGGCAAGCAATTCAGAAGTTTGGTAAGGAGAACGTTCCAGAGGCATTGGTCAAGGCAGCCGAGAAATGTCTGATGGCGCCATTTGATTTTCTTCAGCGCGTCGTACCGCGCGAGGACTACGACCCGGAGCGTCTCGATGCCAAGGGCAAGATGTTTGCCAGTTATAACCTTTGCCTTCAGCCCGAATGCTTCATCACCGAGGGCGGTTATAAGTCGTTTCCAATGGCATGCTCGCGTTATACCCAGACGCCGGGCGAAATCTACGGCCGCAGTCCGGCCATGATGGTGTTGCCTGCGATCAAAACCCTGAACGCAGAGAAGCGCGATTTTCTCACACAGGGACATCGCGCCGCGTCACCAGTATTGTTGACGACGGACGACGGCGTTGTGGATTTTTCAATGCGCCCTGGTGCACTCAACAAAGGCGGCATGACATCGGAAGGTCGGCCGCTTGTCGGCACTATGCCGACAGGAGATATCAAGGTCACGAAGGAAATGATGGACGAGGAACGCGCCCTTATAAACGACGCATTCCTTGTTTCTTTGTTTCAAATCCTGACGGAGACGCCTCAGATGTCGGCGACGGAAGTGATCGAACGCACAAACGAGAAGGGTATTCTTCTTGCGCCGTCCGTTGGTCGCCAACAAAACGAATACCTCGGCCCAATGATCGATCGTGAACTTGACCTCTTGGCCGACATGAACTTGCTTGAGCCGATGCCGCCTGCGCTTCAAGAAGCCAAGGGCGAATATCAGGTCATGTATACGTCGCCGATTTCGAGGGCCATGCGCGCGCAAGAGGCTTCTGGCTTTATGCGCACTCTCGAAACTGCCACGAGCATTGCCAATGCTACAGGCGATCCATCCGTATACGACATGTTTGATTTGGAAGTTGCATTGCCGGAAATTGCCGACATTCAAGCAGTGCCGCAGCGCTGGATGGCTGCGCCAGAAATGCTTGCGCAGAAAAAACAGGCGCGCCAACAGGCCGCAGAGAAACAACAACAAATTCAAGCGGCGCCAGCTGCCGCAGCGCTTGTGAAAGCGCAGGCTATGGCAGCAAAGAACGGTGGCGGGCAACAACCGCAGCAATGAGGGCAATAATGGCAAACATTATTGAGATGACACTTGACTTTCTAGGCGGGCGCAAGCGCGCTTATCAACTGACATTTAAACTGAACCAGCCTGCCAACGTGGCGGTACTCGACGATCTTTCTAAGTTCTGCCGCGCGAGCGAAACTTGCGCGGTGCCTGGGAACCATGATAAAACAATGATGCTGCTTGGTCGACAAGAGGTTTGGTTACGCCTTCAGCAACACCTTAATCTTCCCCAGGAGACACTGTTTGCGCTATACAGCGGCGGTCAACCTCCCCAACACAAGGACAAATCATAATGGTCGGCGAAGCAATCGAGACACCTGCGGTCGTTACACCAACGACACCCGCAGCCCCGGTGACGCCTGCAACTCCGGTTGCACAAACGGCATGGTCAGACGGCGTGGACACAGACACGGCCGGCTATTTGCAAAATCGCGGATGGGACAAGCTATCGGTGAAGGATGCAGCGCTTGCGGCCGCCAAGGCGCACCGCGAAGCGGAGAAGTTGATCGGCGCACCGCCCGAACACGTCGTGCGCATTCCCCAGGCAGCCAATGATGCCGAAGGTTGGAACAAAGTCTATGGGCGCCTCGGCGTGCCGGCCGACACCAAGGAATATGACTTCGGCGGCGTGAAGCACGCCAACGGCAATGCCCTGGACGAAGCATCTGTGGCATCGTTACGCGCGCTCGGCGGCGAACAGCACCTCACGAAGGATCAGGCAAAGGCGGTGGCATTCTTCATTGCCAAGCAGGACGACGCGCGCGCCGAAATTGAACTCGCCACCTACAACGAAAAACTCACGGCCGAGAAGACCACGCTCAAAACAAGCTGGGGTTCAAACGCAACCACCAATTTGATCATCGCACAGAATGCAGCAACGAAGCTTGGCGTCACGGCCGAGGAACTTTCGGCGCTGGAAAAAACCGTTGGTTATGCTCGCGTGATGGAAATGTTCCGCAACGTGGGATCGCGCATCGGCGAAGATCAGTTCGTTCGCGACAACGGTGGCGGCAATGGCAACGCAATGACCAAAGAGGCGGCACAATCTCGCCTTGACATGCTTGCCACCGATACCCAGTGGCAAGAAAATTTCAACAAGGGCGGGGTCAAAGAACGCCAGGAGTTTGACAACCTCACCCGCATGATTGCCGGGTAATTTTTCGCGCAAGATTGGTTCAAATCTGGGCGCTTGGCCGCAGGGTCAGGCGCCTTGTTATTTTATTTCAAAAAGCGCTTGACGCAATAATGTTGCTTCCGATATAGTCGTGGTTGATAGAGCCTCCAATCGTGGCAGGCCGTCTCGATACCGCCAATTGGCGCCGGGGCAGGCAAGCACACTCCGGGCACGGCGGGACAAGAAACACAACGGAGATTGTCATGGCTGACGACGGCTTGACTGGTTTGTTTGTAACGCAGTTCTCGACCCTTTTGCGCATGAAGTTGCAGCAAAAGACCTCGAAGTTGCGCGGTAAAGTTGAGGAAGGTTCCCACACGGGCGCCAAGATCGCTTCGCCCATTCAGTTTATCGGCCCCATGCAAATGCGGACGCCGGAAGGTCGCTTCTCTCCCAAGAAAGCAGCCCCGCAGGATTATTCGCGTCGGTGGGTTTCTCCGATCGATCGCGTCGGCGATCAGTTCGTCGATAGCCTCGACCAGTTGAAGACCCCCATTGATCCAAAGTCGCAGTTGGTCTCGCGCGCTGCTGCCGCTTGCGCCCGCGATTGGGACGATGAAGTGATCCGCGCCGCCACCGCTACATCTACCATCGGCACAGACGCCGGATCGCTTACGACGGAAGCCTTTGATACGTCGGCTTATCAGATTGCCGCCAACTTCAAGGCGTCGGCCAGCGTCGGCCTTACGGTTGCCAAGCTGAACGAGGTTCGTCGTATCCTTGAGCATTCCCATGCTCTTGACGATGAAATGGAAGCCGTGACGTTGGTCATTGGTTCAAACCAGCACGCCGATCTGCGCAATCAGGCTCAGGTCACGTCGGCCGATTTCAACAAGAACGGCGGCGTTTTGGAAAACGGCACCGTTCGCCGGTTCATGGGCTTTGACATCGTGGTCAGTGAGCGTCTGCCGATCGTATCAAGCAATGTTCGTGGTGCCGTTGCCTTCGTCAAGACTGGTATTTACCTCGGCATGTGGCAGGACCTGAAGACGGAAATTCTCCGTCGTCCTGATCTGGAAGCCAATCCGTGGGATATTTCAACGGTCCACAGCTTCGGCGCGACCCGCACCGAACTGGGCAAGGTCGTCCAAGTCCTCGTCGCCGATACTACCGGTGCCGACAACATCTAACGGAGAATAGGGCTGGCAGGAACCAGCCCTCTCTTCAACGAACCAAGGAGTTGCTAAAATGGCAATCGGTACGACCCTCAAATCGGTTCAGATCACCAACGACGACGCGACCCCCATCGTGTTGAACAACAGTGGTGTTTCCGGCCCGTATCGCAAAAACTGGTACAACGGTCATGTGACGACCGGCAGCGACAGCGACGCCGGCACCAAATATGTTCTGGTCCGCGTCAAATCCGACGTGAAGGTCAAGGATGTGATCCTTGAAAGCGCCGCACAGGGTGCCACCTTTACGGTCAACGTCGGCCTGTATTATGCAGATGATGCGCGCTATCTCTCGGCCGGCAACGTGTTGCTCGCTGGCACAGTCATTGATGCCGATTTCTTTGGCTCGGCGGTAGTGCTTACCAGCGCTTACGGCCCGACCGATATCACCAATGAAGGTGGTTTTTACGGCATTGACAAGCGCGGTCAGCCCTTGTGGCAGGCGGCAGGTTTGTCGGCCGATCCGGGCGGCTACTTCGATATCGTTGTGACGACCACTGTCGCCGGCACAGGCGGCGCGTTGCTCGGCCTGCGGGCTTCGGCTGCCGAGAACAATGCCTAAACATACGGCGGGCGCCCTGGGCGCCTGTCCGTTCCCTGGCGGGTCGCTGCGCCTTCGGCGACCCGCCAGGAGCTTTTAAGGAGCCGGCCCGATGGCACGCATGGTCGTTAATGCAACAGTTGGCACATCCCCACAGCCCAGCTTCGGTTCGGGCACAGAACCTAACGCAGCCATAGCGGCACTCGTCACTGCAAGGAATACTGCCAACGATGCGGCATATGCTGCGGTAACACCAAAAACGGCAACAGAGGCGGCGATTGCGGCACTCGAAGCTGACGGTGCTTTGCCGACACAAGCTCACGTCGCCGCGCTTAGATCGGCATGGAACATTTCATCGACTGCCATATCAACAACCAGCACAGCAACGAACGCCATGTCATTGGCTTCTGCCGCAGCATCAGTGGCATCTGATGTTGTGTTGATTGTCAACAGCGCGACGGTCTTGACGAAGAACAAATTGAAGTAGATCATTGGCGATCTGGTCAACATGATCGTGAACGGTTCCGATCTTCTGACGTAAGGAGTTTTTCAATGGCTTCAATTTCCTATAGCCTAGACGTGGGCGCTGACCAATCACCCGACGCCATCACGGTCGGCACGCTCGCCGTGAGCGCGCTAGATATTGAAGTTCGCGTCGATCTTGCAGCGAACCCCACGCGTGACGACGTTATCCTTGCGCTTCAGGCAATCATTCGCAAGATTGAAGACCAGGGTGCCGTTCAACTCGGACAGGTATAATGGAACAAGATGGCAACCATCAAGGCCCGATCGACAGCACAAGCGATCAAGTCACGTTCCAGTTGATCGGCGGCCTATATCAGGTTGCCGCCGTTGCAACATGGGGCGGCGGCTCGGCGACATTGGAACAGAAGGGGCCTGACGACACCACGTGGCTGACAGCAGCTACCGCGCTTTCTGCCAACGGCATTGCCACATATAATTTACCAATGGGCATCTATCGGTGGACCATCGCAACAGCCACGGTTGCTTACGTTTCCGTCGCCCGCATTCCGGTAGGATAGACATTGGCGTGCCTCTGCTGTAGGCTGCGAGGCCGCAAAGGAGCCACACAATGGTGACGGAAACCGACATTGCCAATCGAGCACTTCAACGGGTAGGCTGCGAGCGCATCGCGGCCGGCGCCCTGTGGACAGAAGACAGCAAGAACGCCTCTGAAATTCGCGCCTGCTACCACATGCTGCGCCGGGCGGAAATCAATCGCAACGTCTGGCGATTTTCGATCCGCAAATGTGCGCTGCGGGCGATCAACGACTTCACCAGCAAGAAGGTCACCTTTGCCGCCTGGGCAACGGGGACGACTTATGCGTTCGGTGACATCGCCACCGGATCAGATGCGCAAATTTACATGTCATTGACAAACAGCAACATCGCGCTCGATCCCACTTCCGGACCCGACTTCATCAATTGGTCCATTTATTTCGGCAACTTGATTGCGCAGGAATATGTGACCACCTATAGCGCTACGGCGACCTATGCGATCAGCGACCATTGCATTGGTTCCGATCTTCAGACCTATGTATCGTTGGTGGCTGCCAACATTGCACACGATCCTGTCGGCGACGGCGCGGTTCATTGGGACCTTGCCAAGACCGTGAACAACGATGATGACGCCCAGAAGACAGACGGCATCGCCTTCTATGCCGGCGAGATTGTTTATCGCGGCAGCGTGCTTTATGTATCGCTGCAAAACAATAATGAGGATGTTCCTCCGTCAACGAAGTGGAATGTGCTTGAAAGCGCCACGGGAGAGAAGATCAATTTCATGTACCCGATCGGCGCTGGCCCGTCGCGGCAAGCAACCACAAAGAACGTCTTTCGTCTTCCAAACGGGTTTATGAAGATTGCACCGCAAGACCCGCTTGCCGGCGCATCGCTATTCCTGGGCGCGCCGGGCGGCCTTGCTTTCAAGGACTGGGAATTTGAGGGCAACTATTTTACCAGCCGCGACTGCAACGTCATTGTGTTTCGGTTTGCGGCCGACATCATTGACCCTGCACAGTTCAATCCGATGTTCTGCGAAGGCTTCGGTTCTCGTGTTGCATTTGAAATTTGCGAGCCACTGACGCAATCGGCAGCAAAACTTCAAGCGATCGCATCAGAATACAAGAACTTCATGGGCGAAGCTCGCCTGACAAATGGCATTGAGACAGGCCCGACATATCCTCCGGAAGACGACTACACAGCGTGCAGGGCATAACCAATGGCAAACGCAAGTTTCGTTCAAACATCATTCCTCGGCGGCGAATGGTCCCCTCGTGCACAAGGCCGCATGACGGACCAGACATATAAAACCGCCATGGCAAATTGCCACAACGGTTATCCAACCGAAGAGGGCGCATGGATACGGCGGCCCGGTTTCAGATATTTGGCCCACACGCGCGGCGGCCAAGCAGCAAAGCTCATTGCATTTGATTTTACAATCACGCAGCCATATCAGATTGAATTTACGCCGCTGAAGGCGCGCCTTTTTGCTGGATTGTCTTTGCTCACGACGCTTAATGAAGATAATCCAGTAGCGATATTTTCGGTCACTACTACCAATCCTGCCAAGGTGTATTTGTCGTCTGCTATTCCGAGCGGATGGTCAAACGGCGACACCATTATATTCAAATTGCAGGTCGTGCCGTGCATCATGCCGGCGCTGTTGAACCGCCAATTCTTGATTGCTGATTTGAGCACGAGCGCCGCGACGTTCACGCTGAAGGACGCAATCACTGGAGAATATGTTGATGCAACTGGGTATGAAACAAACACTGGCGGCGATGAAGACAACACGGTTGAAAAAATTTTTGAGTTGACAACAGTGTACACGTCTTCTTTGTTGCAAGGACTGCGCTTGGTATCGCGTGATGAAGACGCGCTCGTGCTGTGCACAGGGTTTAAACCATATCTTTTGGAAGAGGGATCGCCGTGGACCCTTACCAAACAGGATTTTCAGGACGGCCCATATTTTGATTTAAACGAAACGGCGACGACGATGGTATGCAGCGCCACAAGCGGCTCTGTCACTGTCATCGCATCATCGGCCATCGGCATCAATGAGGGCCAAGGTTTCCTCAACACTGATGTTGGTCGCCTGATCAGGCTGAAAAGTGCCCCGGCAGAATGGGCATCTGGTTCAACATATAAAAAGGACGATGTTGTAAGTGGATCAGACGAAAACATTTACAACTCCGTAGCCGGATCAAACATTGGAAACGATCCTACTACGGACGATGGATCGCATTGGGAAGTCACAAGCGAAACATTGCAATGGTGTTGGCTGACAATTACTGCCGTGACGAATAACCTTCAGGTGACAGCAACAGTTGAGGCTCCGGTGAAAGACAGCACCGATAGTTCAGTGGACGCGCCGACAACGCCCACGGCCGATTGGCGCCTTGGGCTCTACAGCGACACAACAGGTTATCCGACGTGTGGGTGTTATCACGAGGGGCGCCTGTGGCTGTCGTCGTCTGCTTTTGGCAACCGTGTGGATGCCAGCGTTTCAAACAAGCCTTTCAATTTCTCGCCAACTGACACGAATGGCAGCGTGGCAGCCAGCAACGCAATTGCCGCAACAGCTAACGCCAAGGACGTGAACTATTTCTTCTGGATGGTCTCGACGGAGGATGGACTTTCTCTTGGATCGCAATCAGGCGAGTGGCGTATTCGTGCATCATCGTTGGATGATCCCATTTCGCCGACAAGCATCCAAATGCGCAGGGTTTCAAACTGGGGCTGTGCCGACACTGAGCCGGCCCAGGCTTCATTGAATGTGTTTGTGCAGCGCCACCGCCGCAAACTCATGGCCCATCAACAAGTGAATGATCAAAAATATACTGCTGATAACCTATCTCATTTAGCAGATCATCTTGTTGCAGACGGCATAGAGCAAATTGCTTGGCAGCAAGAACCTGCGCTTACAATTTGGAACCGGCTTACGAGCGGTTCTCTTGTTGGAATGGTATATCAGAAAGACCTTATCGGTAACGACAGCTTCAACGCCTTTTTCAGCACTGAGTTTGGTGACGGGAGAACGGTCGAAAGCATTTCTGCCGGGCCGACATATGACGGCCTAAGCACAACGTTATATGTAGTTTCAAACCAAACAGACAGCGACGCACCAGATCACAATGTGCGCTGGGTCCAAAGCATGATGCCGGCGTTCGACAGTTCGTCTAAAGACTGGGAAGCTTATCTTACAGATGGCGGCGCCAATCCGTCTTATATGAAACGCATGTCTGTTGCCAATGGTGACGGCTACGACGGCATTCGCATATATGGACTGTGGAACTTAAATGGCAGATCGTTTGTGCCAGTGCTTGGCGGCCTCGATTTGGGAGACCGCACAGTGACCAATGGGTACTGCAATGTGGCGTTCAGTTCTGATCCCGATAAAAAATTCACATTTGCGTTTTTTGATGCCTTGAACGACGGCACCGATTACGGAGTGTTTGAAGCACAGGCCGGCTATGTAGTGCATACAGGCGGCGGCGATCCAGCAGTCGAAGCCAACACCTTATTGGCATATGTAGGCGAAGATGGCGATGTCACTGGTTCGGACAATTTCACCATGCATTTAGACCCGGTGCACAATAAATGCATTGAAGTGTTGCGGGAGAGCGGAACCAATCAGGGCCTTTGTGTGTTCAACGCATCAACCGGTGTTGAAACAGCACAAGCATCGCCGGCAACAACATTTCCAACAATAACAGGTCCTGCATGGGTTTCAACTGACACATTAGCAAAGTATCATTACGGCTACTATGTTACGGGGTCTGATGGCAATGTTTATCAAGCAATTCAAAGCTATGGAAATCTTGCCTACGATCCCATTAGTTATCCCTTCAGATGGCACGGGATAGGGGCTAATCCTGTGCAACCAGATTGGCAAAACTGTTTGTTGAGCTATTTGCATAGCAACGGTTTTCTTTATGCTCAGGTGTTTGTTGGAGGTTCAACATTTGGATCACCAATTTATAAAATAAACACGACAACGCTTGTTGTTGACCGCGTTGCTGGGTGCAACGACCCCTATGCTTCAAACAGCGGATATAATTATCCAGCCGCAGGCGGCTACACAAAAGGCGAGCCAACATTTACTCTTGCAAGAATAAATTTTGCTGAAGCATATTCAACCAATAGAATAGGAAATCTTGAAAGCTTCCTTGTTTATTGTGGGCAGACATCTGCAACGCAACACAATGAGGTTGTTTGTGTAAATGCAGACAACTTGAATTTTATTGCAAGCTGCTACACAAACGAAACGCCACAACCAACTGGTACAAACCAAGCAGCACATTTAGACGAGGACACTGGTTCTGTTTGTACCGCAGAAAACAGCATTGTTTTCATGGCAGGATCACCGCGCATATACAGCGGCACAGAAAACACCATTGGTTTGTATCGTGCTTTTATTGGTCGGTATTTGACAAACGAAGACTGGGACCCTGTACTTAGAATAAATGGATGGGCAGCAGCTTTAAGAATTGTCAAGATACGGAAGATAGAGCCCGCAGATATTGATGCGGAATGGACAGCATGGACAGATGTTGCCGGCCCGGCTTATGATAAGTCAGACGGCAATATTATAATGGTGTACACAGGAAAGAATAGCGGAACCGATAGCGTTCGCATTGTAAAACACAACGCTTCAACTGGGGCAACAATATGGACGGCTTCAATAGCCGGCACCAAATATGGATATGAGTATGTAACCAATAGAACAATGTCTATTATGGATGTTCGCGGTCGTATAGTCTTTTTTGATACAAGCAGGCATTTGCTTTATGTCATTGACACTGCGGACGGCACCATAACAACACAAACAATAAATAGTGGTTTCATCACCACCACGGCTACTACGGCGTTGAAGCTGTGGGACCCGACAACAAGTTCTATTACGTTTTGGGGAAGTTTCACACCCCCTGGAACAGGCCCGGCCGTAACATGTGTAGGCGACTATTTGCCTGCGCATTCTAACACGCTCAGCAACCAATGGGGTCGTTTTTATGCTGGTCTCGTGTTGGACCCAGTGACGACTATAACTGCCTACAGCGTCCCGATTTCTGTGGGGGCAACATTTACGAGCACAGGTCAGTTGCTTCGTCCAGACTATGGTGTCGATGCCGGGGCGCAGAACGGCCCAGCATTCGGCAAACTTCGTCGTCTGCACAAATGGGCAGGTTCGTTTTGGAAGACAAGAGGGCTCAGCATCGGAACCGATATTGATGGTCAACTTTACCCCGTAATGCTTCGCTCTCCTGGGAAGATTGTGTTGTCGGTTCCAAACTTGTTTTCTGGGATTATCTCGGATACGATCAACAATGACGATAGCTACAATGCCCAGATTGCATGGAAGGTCACGCGGCCTTATCCGGTGACGATTTTGGCAATGGGTGGATATATAAGCTTGGCGGACAAATAATATGGCTTACGATCTGTTTGGTTCGGCGAACAGCCTGTTGGGCGGCGTGTCAAGTCTCATGAGTGGGCAAGCTTCTGCTTCTGGTTCAAAGGCGGCCGCATCATACTACGGCAAAGCTGCCGAATATTCTCAGGTTGAAACAGGCATCAAACAACAAATGGCTGATCGACAAATTTATGGCGTTCTAGGGCAGGCGAGGGCGGCAGCAGGGGCATCTGGTTTGAAAGAAAGCGGCAGCGTGTCTGACACGCTTCGCGACAGCGCACAACAGGGTGCCATGACAAAAGCCGTTATTCAGACACAGGGCAACATCACTACATCTAGTTATAAAGCCCAACAGTCTGCCGCCAATTCGGCCGCTTCATCTTCAAACACAAGCGGCATCCTTGGCCTTGCGTCGGGAGTACTTAGCATGTTTTCGGACGATACGCTTAAGACAGATGTTGTGCTTGTTCGCCGCCGTTCCGATGGTCTTGGAATTTATCGTTTCCGCTTTGGCAACGAAGGTCCCATGTTTGAGGGCGTGATGGCAAGTGAAGTTGAGGCGTTGTATCCGGCAGCAGTGCAACGCAACGATCTTGGAACGCGCAAAATTTTTTATGACAAGATCGGCGTTGAGCTAAAAGAAATTGGGAGCACTATCTAATGCCTCGTATCCCGCAATACACAAATCAGCAAAACATAGACCCGTCAATTCTTGTTTATGCTGGGCAAGCGGCGCAGCGCGCCGGTCAGGCAAAAGCACAAGCCATTGAGCAATCGTTTGATAGTGGCAGGCAGGCGCTTAAGGTTGTCGAGCAACATATCGAACGAAACGAGACCGGCAAACTGTCTGCCGATTTTGCCACAGCACAGGCCGAACTAACGGCCCAATGGAATGAAATTGCCAAAAAGGCCGATCCAAATGATCATGCCGTAGCAGAGCGGTTTATGAACGATGTGGTAACGCCACGTCTCGAGGGCATGGGCAAAGACCTGTTGACGGCCGGCGCTCAGGACATGCACATGAAGGCGGCAGCCGGTTTGAAGGCTGATCTTTTTGCAAAATCAACAGCAGATCAGGCAACGCTTGCTGGCAACGCCGCCATAGTGAACCTTGATACGACAATGAACCAGTTGTCACAGACGGCCCGTATTGATCCGTCCAGTTTCAAAAGCGCGCTTGCGATGGCAAACCTGACAACAGAAGGACTTGTGCAAGCATATGGTTTGCCGCGCGACAAAGCACTTCAGCTTGGTGGCAGGGTGCGCGAGGAAATTGCCAAATCTGCCTTCTTTGGTATGGCCGACAAAAACCCAACGGCTGCGCTGGACGCATTGAATAGTGGACAGTTTGCCGAATACTTTGATGGCACAACGGCCAAGAGTATGCAGTCTTATGCCGAGCAACACCAACATGCTGAGGCGGCAGATGCGCGTGCGCAGGAGGCAGAACAAAAGCGGCAGCAAAAAGAGACCTATGACGATCATATGGCAAAGCTTCAGGTTGCCACGATCAATCCGCAAACGGGACAGCCACAAATTCCTCCCGGCTATTTCAAGCAGCTTGCCAATGTCGGCATGATGCCACAAGCCGAAGCAAGTTCCATTCGCGCAATGCAAGAGTGGGGTCGCACGGTGCTCGAAGATCAAGCGAAAGGGACACCAGTTTTTACCGATGCCAACGTGTATGAAAGTTTTGCGCAGCGCATGATGCTGCCGGCTGGGGACCCGAATGCACTTGAAGCTCGTGACATTTATGCAGCTCGCACAGCACACATCCTCAACGACAAGGATACCAACTTTTTCCTTGAGGCGCAAAAACGTCTTGCTGCCGATCCTGGGCGGCAAGAAGCCGAGCGCCAGTTTAATTTCTTTTTGTCAACACAGAAGAATGCGTTCACGGGCTCCAATCAGTTCACGGGCTTTCGCGACCCGAAGGGCGATGCCAAATATTATCAGTTTGCTACGGCCGCCAGGGCGCAGTTCCAGGCAGCCTATGCGCAGGGTGGCGACGCGTGGAAAAAGATGCTACAACCGGGTGATCCGAATTTTGTTGGCAAGCTGGCGCCGCAATATCTTCAGAACCAGAAAAATGCAAAGCCAAACGCCGATTTGTATGGAACAACACAGGGCGGATATCGCTTCACGGGTCATACAGCCGCCGAGTGGAGCGACAAAAGCAAATGGAAGAAAATACAGTAATGGCAAATCCTTGGGAAACACCGCCTCCGCAAACGCAGCCGGAACATCAAGCGTTGCCGTGGGAAACGCTGCCTCCGCAGGAGGGGCCCATCGCCAACACTGCTGCGATCGATAAATATTTGACATCACAACCTGGGATGCAAGAAGCGCAAAATCCGCTGGAAGCGCTTAAGGCTGGGCTTCAGATGTCTGCCACGGGTTTATCGCTTAACCGCCCCAGCGTTGAGGTGCCGCAAAATGCCAGTTTTATGGAAAAGCTGGCATATGGTGTGGGGCAGGGGCTTGGCGACACGCCCCAAGGGCTCGTCGGCGGCTTCATGGGCGCGCTTGGTGGCGGCGCAGTGACTGCCGAGACAGGCGGCTGGGGCGCTGTCCCCGGCGGCGGCGCGGGTTTCATGGCAGCTCCGGAAGCTGTTCGTCAGCTTATGCTCGACCATTATCAGGACAACACGCACCGCACATGGGAAGATTTTTTCAAGTCGTTCGCCGAGCGGACTTGGGAAGTTGGTAAGGCAAGCATCGTCGGCGGCCTTGCGCCGGGAGCGGGCAAGGTGGCAACCAAGGTTGTTTCAGGCTTGACAAAATCATCGTTTGCAAAAACATCTGCATCGCTTGGTGGTTATGTCGTCGGCGCCACGTCACTTTCGGCCGGCCTCAATGGGCAGATGCCGAACGCGGAAGATTTTGCGATCGGCGCCACGCAGGCAATCGGTTTCCACATCGCCGGCAAATATGTTGGCAACAACTTTGTATTGTCCAAGGCTGGCGAACAGGCCCGCCACAACATGCAGCAAATTTATGCAGACACGGGCATTCCGCCGTGGCAGCAAGCCAACATGGCAAAACGCGATCCCACATTTCGTCAGGAGCTTTTAGCACACGACGTGAGCGGTAATCCCGTCACAACCAAATTCAACCAGTCGCGCATTCCAGACCCGGAACCATATGTGCCGCCAAAGCTCCCCGCCCCTGGCATTCCGCCGACGCCAGCCAACATGACGGAAACGGGCAATCGTTTTGAATATCGGTTCGGCGACAGCAACGGCGGGATCATCGCCGGCAAGATGCTGGACGATGGGTATCAGGTGAAGGTTGCGCACAATCCCAACTGGGAAACACAGCGCGGGCAGGGCACACAGGCTTACCGCGATCTTGCCGATCATGTATTGGCACAGGGCAAAGTGTTGTACAGCGACGCGTCTGTGACCGCCCCGGCAGCGCGCGTCTATGATCGCCTGAAGGCATTGGGCTATTCTGTTGAGCGCAACCCGCGTGCTGACAGCGACATGGAAGGCACACACTTCGCGCCGATCGGTGATAAGAACAACTGGGTTTATAAGATCACGGCTGGGCCGAAAACAGACGGCTTCAAAACGAATGCCTTCAAGGTGCAGGAAGGTCACGATCAACAGGTTCAGGACATTAACAGCGATGCTTATCGTGCCCAGCACATCGACACCATCCTCAATAAGATCAACGTGTATGGTGAGCGTAGCGACGCTGCCGCAGCGGCTCAGAACCGCTCCGGGGGACATGTCACCGCCGACACCGTCGTCTCGCCCGCCGGGGCGATTGGCCGCTACCAGATCATGCCCGGCACGGCGCGGCAATATGGATATGATCCGGCCCGTCTCACTGATCCCGTCTACAACAAAAAAGTTGCAACCGCCGTCTTGAACGATTTGCACATTCGTTTCCACGGCGACGAGGCTGCAATCCTTGTTGCTTATAATGCCGGCCCCGGTCGGGCAACGCGGTGGTTGAACAGCGGACGTGATCCAAACGCATTGCCGCGCGAAACTCAGAATTATCTTGATCGTTCTGGTGTTGAACAGATTGCCGGCGTGAGGCCTGGGAAGCCCCCGGTCAAACTCGAATATCCCGATGTTGAAAGGTCTGTGGGCTGGCGCGCCGACGCCGAGGGCAACCTTGTTCCCAACGACGATGCCGTTGCCAGCTACATGGGCAAGATCGGCAAGGACCTGGGGATTACCTTCCAAGCATGGCCAAGCAGTGCAAAAGCTGTGGCGGTCGGAAGCCTTACCGCGCGCAACATGTATGGGCACCAGACCTGGACTGACGACGGCGGCTTGCGCTCGCGCGGCACAATTCGGTTTGATGCGGGCGAACAGGAAAAACCAGCAGAGGCTTTCCGCCAAGAGTATGGCGGGCTCAGCCCCAATCAGGTTCTCTACCATGAGATTTCACATGCGATCGACGCCAAGATTGTGGGCGAAGGTCGCGGGATGACGAGTAAGCTGCCCCCAGAAATTGAGGCTGAAGTCACAGCGGCGGCGCGTTCCTTTCATCCTTTCCAAAACAAGAGCCCTGCCTATGTCAAATACAAGAATGGTCCCAAGGAGATAATGGCAGATGCCATTGCCGGTTATCTGTCTGATCCTGCGTTGCGCGCCCGTATGCCGGCGTTCACAGAACACCTTCGCTCCACCGGCAAGCTCGCCGATCTGGAAAAATATGCCGCTATCCTCGACAAGAACGTTCCGACCAAAGCCGGCCTCGCTTGGGTTCCTCCCCCAGGCGAGGCCGGGAAAGCCTGGGCTGATGTCGAGCAACGGTTGCTGGGCTGGCACGAGCGAATGTCAGGCGGCTCAGGTGGGGCCGGGGGAACGGGCGCCCCGCCGCCTCCCAAAGGCCCAGGCGGGCAAGCCGCTCTCCCGGCGCCAGAAGGTCCGGACTTCACCCGCCTGACCACAGAGAGCCGTTTGGCGCGGTTCAGGGATAGCATCGGTGAGCCGCCGGAACAGGCGGGGCAATGGTCGCTTTCCCGCCTGACAAAGCAATGGGTAAGCGAGCTTCAAACGGCACGAGAGATTGATGCCGAAATGAAGACCCGTGGCTTACTGGACCCGAACAAGGATATTTCCACAGAGGACATGTTCCGCCAAACCTATGCGTCGGATGGGCGCGCCGGGCATTTCTTCTTTCGTGGCATAATTGATCCTGTCACGTTTGAGCCGAAGCCCGGCCCGTCGCTTCAAAACGTGATCGAAAAAATTCGCGATGTCGGCGGGAGCATTGACGAGTTCAATCTGTACCGCGTTGCTATGCGCACCGTCGAGAAGGCAAAGCAGGGCATCGACACTGGCGTGTTCCCCGGCGGGCTGCGTGAAGCCCAGGCGAGCGCGCTTGATCCCGCGCTTCAGAAATACAGGGTGGTCAACGAAGCAATGCAAGAATGGAAACACGGCGGCCTCGAATATGGGCGCGACAGTGGTCTGTTTTCGCAAGCTCAGATGGAAGCAATGGAGCGGGCAAACACAAGCCACGTTTCGTTGCGCCGCATCATGGGCGACGACAGCGCATTCGCCCAGGGCATGTTCGGCCGCACGTTTCGCGTCCGCAATCCGCTGAAACTCATGGAAGGAAGCGACCGTCAAATCGTTCAGCCTTTGACGGCTGACATGGACAACCTGCGCCAGATCATTGCAATGGCGGATCGCAACCGCGCGATCGGGCACCTTGTGGGATCGGCCGAGGCGCGCGATGTGCTTGGGCTCCTGAAGATTGAGGGACCGCCAAAGCCCACACTAGCGGAACCCGGCTCAAACACGTTCCGTCCCTATGCTATGACGCCAGAGGAAGCGAAAGGCTTTGAGCCGTTCGTTGCCGCCAAGGACAAGAAGGCGGTCAAAGGCAACCAGTTCACGTTCTATCGCGATGGCAAGCCGGAAGTCTGGGAAGCAAAGAACGAAGATGTTGCTACTTTGTTGCGCGGTGCCGACAGTCCCGGCGAAGCCAACATGATCCTGAAGCTGTTACAGTGGCCGGCAAAGATGATGCGCACTGGCACAATCTTCATGCCTGACTTTGCTGTTCGCGTCGGCGTGGCAAACGAGTTGTCGGCCTACATCATGGACCCCTCACATCCGACGCCGTTCCTGACGTTTGCCAAGGGCGCTATGGAGCCATGGAAAAAGGGTGATCAGTTCTGGGATTGGGTTGCACATGGCGGCGGCGGCGTGGCACTGCGTGATCTGGATAAGACCTATGTGACCCGCGACTTCCAACGCCTGCTAGACGAGAGCGGCGCCGACAACGGCATGTGGAACGCGGTTAAACATCCGTTGGAAATGGCACAGATCATCAACGAGCGCCTCGACACGGCACCGCGCATCGGCGTCTATAAGTCGGAAGTTGCTAAGGGTACAGACAAAACGAAGGCAGCAATGATTTCGCGGCGCGCATCACTCGATTATGCAGAGCGGGGAACCAGTGAGTTTGTAAACCAACTGGCAAAAACAATTCCGTTCTTTCGCGCATCCCTGCTTGGTATCAATCAGGCCGGCAAGGCAATGCAGCCCAATCGGCTTCTGGGCACGGCAATGCGCGTCGGTGCAGCTTCTGTTTTGCCCGCCGTCATGCTGTGGGCTCTTAATCACGAGGCCGACAAAGAACTTGATGACAGTGACAAATACTCGGCAATCAGCCGCGATCTGAAGGACATGTATTTTGTGACGCCGCCGATCAACGGAGTACGGATTAAGATGCGCCGTCCGTTCCAGCTTGGTTTCACTGGCGCCCTGGTCGATCGGTTCCTTGATGCCGAGCTTGCACGCGACCCGAAAGCCATGGATGATTGGGTAGGCACAATCATAAAAGATAACCTGCCGCCATTGATCCCGACTGCCGTTGCTCCATTGCTGGAAGGGTTGTCCAATCACAGCTTCTATTCCGGTCGTCCGCTGATCCCTGACAGTCTCAAGAGCGCGTCGCCAGATATGCAGTATACAGATTATACCAGTGAGTTGGCGAAGAACATTTCTAAAACGCTTGGCACACATCAGGGCCTCGGCGTTACCGACATCAGCCCCATCATCATTGACAACTATGTTCGCGAATGGACCGGTGCGTTGGGCGGGCAGGTGTTGAAAGCTCTTGATGTGCCGCTCGGCAAAGAGCCCACGCGTCCTGGGTTTGATGTTGCCGATCTTCCATTCATCAGCGGCTTCGTGTTGCGCCGCCCAGGCATGAGTTCGCAGGTGGTCACAGATTTCTACGACGAAGCTGCCAAATACGAAGCCATGCACGCGGACAAGGTGCTTGAAGTGAAGCAAGGCAATATCGAGCAAGCCGAGAAGGATTACGTCAACGGCGGCAACAAAGTTGTCACGATAGGCCGCATCAAACATGCGCTTGCGGTGCAACGTCTGGCACTCAAGGCAATTATGAAGAATGATGACATGACTGTAAACGATAAGCGCCAGTTGAGCGAACGTATCTACAATGATGCTATTGCGATTTCAAAATTTGGATCGCAAATTTTGAAGGGTGATGTTCCCGGCGCCGATGACACGGCCGCCATGAGCGAGCGCATTCAATCAAACATAGAGGCGTCGGGTCTTTCCGAACAGAGTCAAACACTGGCTGAACAGGCAAACAAATGACCATTAAAGACACAATATCCAGAACAGTTCGTGGCATTCGAGACACGATCCCGAGCGGCTATGTGCTTGGCCGCAAGTCGTCGGGCGAAGGCGACGTGCAGCTTATCAGCTATCGAGAGTTGGCCAACAAGCTTGGAAATGTTGCGACAGGTGGAGGAGGCGGAGGAGGCAGCACTGGTGCCAATCCCACAGCCACGGCAAGCAACATTGCCGTCAACGGGTCTGCAACTACGTTCATGCGATCGGACGCCGCACCAGCCGTGCAGCTTGGTTCGAATATGTTGTTTGGACTTGTAAAGGTGGACGGAACATCGATTACGGCAACAGCCGGTGTGATTAGCGCGCCAACATTGGATGAATTACTGGGCACAACGCAAGGAAGCATTGCATATCGCAGTGCTACTGCATGGACCAAACTGGTTCCTGGAACCAACGGACAATTGCTTATCACACAGGGTATTGGGGCCAATCCTATTTGGGGGGCTGGTGCGGCTGGCAGCGCGTCGGCTGTTCTTGTGAACACCTATGCGGCAAATGCAACATGGAACAAACCAACCGGCGCCAAACGTATCAAGGTATGTTTGTTTGGCGGTGGAGGTGGTGGAAGCGGCGCAGGCGCGCGTGCAACATCTGGTAACGCGGCTGGTGGGTCAGGTGGCGGCGGAGGCGCACAAACACAAATCGAATTTGAGGCAACCAGCCTTGCGTCTTCAGTGGCAATAACCATTGGTATTGGTGGAGCGGGCGGAATAGGTGTCGCCAACGCTACCGGAACAGTTGGCACATCAGGAACAAGCACAACATTTGGTTCTTATGCTTTGGCTGGTGGAGGCGGTGGTGGCGGTGCTTCATCCGCAACAGCATTAAGTGGATCAAGCGGCGGATCAGGCGGCGGCACGGGAGGCAATGGAAGTGTGGGCGCAAGCAGTACTGTTCGCGGCGGTTTTCCAACTGGCGTGAGCGGCAGCCCCTATAATGTCTCTGGCGGCGGTGGTGGTAGCACAGGAAATGGGGCAGAAACGGCTGGCAGCGCTGAATGGGGTGGTGGCGCCGGAAGCAGTGCATATGATACTGTAAGCACAAGCAATTGTGGCGGGTCTTCTTTATGGGGAGGCGGCGGTGGTGGAGTTGGCGGATACTGTTCCAACACGACGACGGCTAACTTTGGTTCGCCGGGAGGTAGTCCACATTCTTATCATTTAACTACTGCCAACAGCGGTGCAGCAAACGGAGGATCAGGTGCCGCTGGAGGTTCAGGCGCCGCTGGAACAACTGAATGGGGTGGCGGCGGTGGAGGAGGCGGAAGCAGTGCAGTTAATGCGTCTGGCGCTGCTACCGGCTATGCTGGAGGAGTAGGCGGAGCTTATGGCGGCGGAGGCGGCGGAGGCGGCGCTGCCTGCGGATCAAGCGGAAGCTGTGTTGGTGGTGCCGGTGGCGCCGGTGCAAATGGTTATGCCATTGTGATTACTTATTTTTAATTTATTGACACCGTCCCTGTGTTGCCGCTATTGTCCACCTTCTTTAAGGACAGATCGCATGGCAGCCGAAATAACTGTTTCCGGACGAGGTATTGTTGAAGGTGCTGCCGGCTCCGTCGTTGTCGCGACGCTGGTACAGTGGCTTCCTCCCATTGCTGCCCTTGTTGGCATCGTCTACTATTTGATGCTGATTTCGGAACATAGGCGTTTTCTTCAGTTACTCGCCTTCGTCAGCCGCTTTCACATCACCTTGCGATTGTCCCCAAAGCTGCGAATGCGCGTCGTGGATGACTGGAATAAAGGCTGGCGCTGGCTTTCGGTGCAGTTTATGGCTCTTGCTGCTGCGATCCAAGCCGTGCTTGTGGCATTTCCGCTCAATCCTTATGTGCCGGCAGCATGGATGAAAACAGCCGTTGTGATTTGTCTGGCGGCTGCCTTCATTGGGCGCTTCGTCAAACAGGGAGAAACCGATGCACGAGAGCATAAATGTGATGTCCCGCCACCGGGCATCTGATGCCCGCCATCTTGTCGCGGCTCTGTTTCCCGAGACCGGCGTTGTCAAACTCGTCTGCATTGAAAACCCGCCTGAAGGCCTTGTTGTGAAGCCGTTGGCAAACGGTTTGACGAGCCACATTATGGAGCGCGCGCCGTGAACTTGACAAGCCTGTTCAACATCAAGGGCCTTGCAATTGCCTTCGGGATCGGCGCCGCTGTCGCGGCCGTTCCGACCGGTCTTATCGTCTACAAGATTATGGATGGTTCGATCGCCAGCCTGAAGCTCGGCTATGAAAAAGCCAACAACGAGGGCAACAAGAAAATCGCTGCGACACAGAAGTCTCAGGACAAGGCCGCGCTGAAGGGCGCAATCAAAACCGCCACCAATCAAGAACACGAGGGCGCCGTTGCTGCCGTCGTCACCAAGGAGATAATTAGCCGTGTCAAAGATACCGTTCCTTGTATTTCTTATGGGCTTGTGCGCGTGCTCAACCACGCCGCAAGTGGTGATATCGTCGCCCCCGCGCTTGCCCCCGGACAACCAGATGACGCCTGCGCGCCCATTACATGGCGTGCGTTTGCCGACGACATTGCCGACGACTACCACATCGCCCGTCTCAACGCCTCGCAACTGAATGACCTGATCCAAACGGTAAAGGATATTCACGACGCCAAACCGGAGCCAGCCCAATGATCCTTCAAGTCTTTGTCCTGATCGGGGTTTTCCTAGGCGGTAAGCCAGCCGAAGTGTCGGCGCTGTCGCAAACATTCCCCAGCGTTGAAGCGTGCCAGACGGCCGCAGCCGATGCCGTGAAGCAGCTTCAGAATCAACCGATCGACGGGCTCCTAGCCGCCTCCCTGTGCTGCATTGCCGTCAATCTTGAAATGAGCCCCGCTCCAAAAGCATTGCCAGCGACACCGGCCGATGCAAAAACGCCATAAAACCCTAGAAAACGTTGTTGGATTAGCCGCCGCCATCCTATTGCTGACGATTGTGCCAGGACACGAGGGCAAGAAGAACGTCGGCTATATGGACCCGGTTGGCATTGCCACAAAATGCTTCGGCGACACCGCCAACGTCGTGGTCGGACAGAAATACAGCGACGCCGAATGCTTGGCCTCACTCAACAAGCAACTGATCCTTCACGCCGAGGGGGTGCTGCGCTGCACGCCGGGGCTCAGGGGCCGCGTGAACCAGCTTTCGGCAGCAACGAGCTTTGCCTACAACATCGGCGTCCAGGGCTATTGTAGCTCGACTGTGGCCAAGCGTTTCAATGCCGGCGATTTGCGCGGCGGCTGTGCCGGCATGTCGGCCTGGACGAAAGCTAAGGGGAAGGTGTTGCCCGGCCTTGTGCGGCGCCGGGCTGCCGAACGTACCATGTGCGAGACCGGGCTTTAGTAGGCTTCCCACATCACCAAGGAATGCGGCGTTACGCACCCGTCACCCCGGCGGATGGTCAGCTTGAAGGGGCCGAGCGCGCCGGCACCAGCCAGCCTATTGCGCAGCGTCTTACGCATCGTGCGGGCAAAATCGAGCGTGGCTTTCCCTGCCATGCGCTCGCCGTGGCGCCACAGATAGGCCTCGATATTGTAGAAGTCATAGGAGACTTCAAGGCGCCCGCCGCTCGTGGTCACAACATCGATCGCGGAAAAGCTGTCTGCAATGTTCATTTCTTTTCCCGTTCTTCCAATTGCTTTGTGTACTCGGCATAGCTCATGCCGGCTTGCTCAGCCTCGATTTCGATTGTGAGCATCGCCAGAATACGCCAAGCCGCTTTCGCCGTGTGGCGCCTGCCGTCCGTGTCGATCGTGCCGTGTTGTGCAAGATGGCGAAGCGCCGTGTTGCCATGATCTGTGCTCTTACCCTTTGTCCAGTGCAGCTGCTCGCCAGGATTGTGTTGGTCGTTGCCGGCCTTCGACACCTTGGCAACTTCAATCAGCGCCGGAAGGAAGTAGTCGATCACACCCGTCAACAGCGGCACGCCCTTGCGCTCAGCATCATTCATGGTGTCAAGCGTTTTTAGTACTGTTATTTCACTGCGGCGCGCAAGAACTTCCGTTGCTGTCATCTGTGGCCCATCAATAAAATTGGAACCGGACATGCCACCACCACCACCGCTGTTGATATTTTTCACGAAATGTATGCTGCCGGCTTTAGGCGGATCGTTCCTGTGAAGCCATGTCAGTAAATCAAAATCCTCAAAGCTTGATGGTGGCATTGGGCCGCAATAGCTTTGTACATATTCCTTATATGCCACTTCTTTTTGGGTCATGCTCATGTTTATGTCTCCCTAGAAAAAAATGATTTCGAGGCCGAGGCAAACAGCAAGGGCATGTTCGATGACCGCACCTTTTGAAGTTTCCCATCCCGGCATCAACGCGATGGCTTCGGCTTTGTCCAGGATGAAATTTAAATCGTCCTTCAACGCCGTGCGATAGGTGGGGATTTCCCTGCCCAGCGCTTCAAGTTCCTCGTGTGTGCCGTTTGGACAATGGCAATAGAAAGCGCCGAATTTTTCGATGTCATTACGGGCCGGGCTCCAAACTTCAAAGCCCTGGGCACGCAACAAATCCTCATACCAAAAAAATTCAGGAAAATTGAAATAGGCTTTGCCCGACATGGGGCCTGCGAGATAAACAACCTTTGCCATTAGGCCCTCCATTTGCCGCCGAAGATTGTGATGATCTGGCGCTTGCTGTTCTCGTGGGTAATGATGAAGCTGTGCGACCACGAGCTTGGCCCATGGTTGTATTCGAGTTTGAGCAACGAATATGTGCCAGCTTGCCACGCGCCGCCGTCGATACCGCAGCTATGTGAATGTCCGCCGTTGGATCGGCGGCCAATCATTCGGCTGAAGCCTCGCAGCGATCCGCGCGCCCCGTTGACGCCTTGGTCATAATGCAACCCGCATTCGATCCCATCGCCGAAGTCCTTGCAGATCACATAAGACCCATCCGGAGGGATGAAACGTATGTTAGAAGGAACGTCGCCGATTGCCAACGACAGGACATCGGGCTCCTCACCTTCCTCTTCGATGTATTCAATGACCTTGGCATTCAGGCGGGACCAATAGCTTGCGTTCACCGGGTCTTTGCGACCGTCGTTCTCGGCGAGCCAGCGTGCAAGGTGTCGATCGTGATTGGACGGTACGACATGTGTTGTGGTGTCAATGCGCTTAATGTCTTGCAAAAACTTTCGTCCCTGCAACACTGCATTTTCAACACTATCCATGCCGCAAACATAGCGAAGGATGCCCTTGTAGGGATCATCCTTGATGTGGTGTCCGCGCGGGTACATGTCGATCAGGTCATGAATGAATTGGTGACGCGGGCGCAACACGTCCATGACGCCACCCTTGCCGAACACAGTCTTCTTAACCACCGGGTCCATCTGTTCGATATGGATGTCGCCATGCGTGATTGCTTCGACCCTGTGGCCTGTGGTGATTTTGCCATCTTGAACCTTGCGGTCAAGATCGTGGATCGTGCCATCGCTGTCGGCAACAAGCTGGCGAACCCACCAATGCCCATCATCATCTGTTTCGATCAATAGCGCACCATAGGTGTGATGAAATTCGGCCTTATATCCAGCCTTGCTCGTGATGTAGTTGCGCAGCGTAACGGCGCCTGTCGTGTAATTGAGCTTGGCGCCGCTGCCGCCGATGCCAGGGATCGATTGGAGCGCAAGATGGGTATGCGGCACGATCATCGACTTGCGGCCGGTATAGTTTTCCAGACCCGACAACGGGCGATCGGCAGTTGGCAGGATATTGGTCAACTCGCCACACCAAACAAGCCCCTTAGCAATTTCGACACGCTCGTTTTTGATAAAGGGAACGACCTTTGGATCGAACCAAATTTCATCCTGATCGCGCTTCGCTTTGGGGCCGATGTCGTGGCGCGTGCCGAAGCCGCGTTTGTGGTAATAGGTTGTGCCAACAAGGATCGTGGCGCCGTCAACAGCCGCAAGTTCAATCAGGTTTGCCCACAGCTTCTCATGAACGTTGGTGTTGTTCTGGGCATCTGTCACAATATAGACGCTGGACCGCATACGCCCCGTCTTGAGCGCCTTGACCCGTTGCTTGGCCGCCGGCGCCTTTGGGCCGGATAACCTGCCGTTGGTGTGTATGCCTAGCGGCACCATTGGCATCAGGCCTTGCTCGACAGCCGCCGCGTAACGCCTGCGGACTGTCGTTTGCGGGATTTTGGTTGCCCTGGCAATGCCGACGATTGAGCCATGTTTTTTGTAGAGGGCCGGGATATCTTTGGGTTCCATTGGATTTCCTTTTGGCAATAGGTTTCAGCATATTTAAGGCCAAGAAAGGCGTCCGCCTCGTGTTCGTTGTTGCCAGTATAGCCTAGCTCTTGGGCTCTGACAATCATGGCGAGTTTTTCTTCGGCTGCTGCAATGCGGCGCTCGGCGCTTGTCATCTTTTTGCGGGCGATCTTTTTGGAACCAAGGGCGAAGCTCTTGATTGATTGAGGCGTCGTGTCCAGCACAACGCAGTCGTTCCCAAAGACCGCTTCAATCAGCCCGGCGATCCCCCAGCCGCAACGGGTAGCATCAAAGCCACGGGCAAACGGGCGTTCATAATGGGCCACGTCAAATTTGATCCCCTCATATTCGCAGCGATCTTTCAGGGCAATAAGCCATGCCAAAATTTTGGCAGCACGAACAGCACGCGGTCCCTCAACATCAAAATGATCACACTCGACAAGCCCAATATCGGTGCAGCCGTTGTGGGCAAATGCCATGTGGGAACCAAGGTCAAAATGGATAATGTTCATTTTCTGTACCGAGGCCCAACCCAGCAATCAGAAGCAACCGGAATGTGCAGGGCCTTTGCCCAATTCGGGATGTTGCCTGTCATGTATTTGTCAAACATGCTGGCGTCGGCGCACTCAGCTTCAACTTCGGCAATGTTTTCATCGTGGACGTTGAACACAACCTTGTGCCCGGCATTCTCAATATTGAACATGCCGTTGACGAGAAGATCACGAGCAATGCCTGATACGACGTTCTGCGTTTCCAGTCCGCCATAGCCCGTGCGCCGTATCCATTGTCCCATTTTCCAACAGCTATACTCGAAGCCTGGGCGGATGTCGTCCTTGTCCCATGGCATCGCCTTGCGCACGGGGCGGGGATCAAAATACCAAAGCTTCCGGCCGCTCGGCAGGCGTGCCGTCAACCACCCGTCTTCAAGCTGATAGACAATTCCGAACGCCTCTTGTGGTGTGCGATCCCAAACGGCCTTGATTGATGCTTCTTCAAGCCCATACCAAAGCTTCGGCACCAATGGGGCAAACTCTTGGCGATAAACGTCGATGGCGTGCTGTGCATATTCCACGGTCTCGTTGGGACAATAGCGGCGACGGAATGTCAGCGCGCCCATGCCGAAACCGCAGCCCAAAATCGTGCATTTACCGATCGTATATTCCTTCAAATCCACGATCTTGTTGATCTTGCGTTTGAAGATGCTTTCCGCCATTGGCACATAGGGCGTGGCACCGCCTTCCATGAGCCGCACCTTGTCGTGTTGACCAGCAAGCGCAAGCACCACGCGCGCCTGAATTTGCTTCAGGTCGGCGCTTTCAAGCAGACATCCCTCAGACGCGACGATGCTGTGACGGAGCCCACTAACGACCGCCGCAATGGGCTCCCCAAACATCAGGCGAACAAACTCGGCGTCGCGCGTCTTGACCGCCGCTACAAGCTGTTCGGGATCATGACCACCAAAGATTTCGTTACCGTCTTTATCAAAGCCGACAACTATTTTGAGCGACGGACGAGGGAAATTTTGAGGTTGTAGCAATCGCCCTGACCACAAACCAGTGCCAGTGCCGTGGTATTGAAGGAGCCCGTGAGCCCGGCCGTCAGACCCGCAACACGCCTGCATAGCAGCGAGCTTTTTGATACTTGCGGAGCCCACAATTTGTAGGATTTCGAGGGACCGACGATATGCAAACGGCAGCGGCTGTTGATAACTCTCACAACCGTACGCGTCCTCTTGGTCGGTAAGGTCTTCTTGATCATCGTCTTCTCCTAATAGCTTTGCGACGTTTTCCTTTGACAACGAAGTGTCAGGCTTCCCATCAGCGTCGCGAGGAAATGGGCAACCCTGTTTAATCAACCAGTCCTTCAGCTTTGGACTGCGCAACTTATCGATGCCGGTCAGACTGCGGAACTCGGCAAGCAAAGGCTTGGCCGCATCATCACAGACCTTTTGGGCAGCGCTCACAAACTCCATATCGAGGCGCACACCGCGTTCATTGATCGTTTGATCCAACAACCACACCCGGCGCTCAGAGGCGCCCAGGCCCCGCACGCGGCGGTGCAGTTCAAGCTCGGCAACAATATCGCTGGCGTTGTAGTCGTAGACGCGCTGAAGCTTCTCTGGCGTCGAGTTGTAATAGCCCTTTTTGTCGGTGCGGCCAAGATCAAGGGTTGCTTTCGTGCCATCCGTATCTTTGCGCGCGGACAGGCGCAGTGCAGACGCGGCGCGTTCCAGCTTCAGCGGCAGACCCTTCATGGCGCAGACCGCTTGTGTGTCGTGCCAGCGTTCGTTCGGGATATCCGGCCACCCGAAGACGGCAACCATGATGTTGCGCCAGATGCCTTTTTCAAAACTACAATTGTGGGCAATGAAGATCACGGTCGGATCATTCACGGCAGCCCATAGCTGGGCCGTCTTGTCTCCCCAAACGTCCAATAGTTCGTCGGCAGAGATAACAATCGAGGGGCCGCCGTCGAGCGTGTAACCCAGGCAAAGGATATTTGTTGTAGGATGTTCAGAGTAAACCCAAGCGCCCGACTTCTTAAGGTCGCACGCGCTCTCGGTCTCAAAATCGATCAGCGCGAAGCGCATCAATCTGGTATCCGTTCCCACGTCGTGATGGTGAATTGATCTTTGATCGGATCAAATAAAACTTCGCGCACAAGGTTTAGACCGGGACACCTATTGCTTTTATTGTTGGAATAGCCCTCTTGCAATCGAACAATGATTTGTTCTTCCTGCGTGCGTTTGATTATTTCTGGCTTCCCAATCTGCGTCCACATGCCGGCTCTCCTAAAAAGTTCCCTGCCGGGAAGGCTCGCGCCGGCAGGGATAGTTTCCGATCTAGCCCAGGGGAAGTGCTAAAACGGTATTTCGTCGTCAAGCTCGTTGTTGCTGCCGGGGTCGGCTGCGTTGACGGTTCCAGCATAACCCTTGAACACTTCGGCAGCATTGACCTTGCTGCCGCCGAGGCGCGGACCATGCTTGATGAAACACACGGCGTTCAGATAAACGCCGACACCACCGGGCTTGTCGTCTTTGGCCTTGTAGCTGTGAAGCGTGAAATGAGGAACCAAATGGGCCCCAGCATAGAACATCTTGTCGAGTGTGGCGCGCGTTTCAGGGTTGACGTATTCGACGATTTTTCCGTTTTCAATGCCCGACAGAGCGGGGGCATATTTGGAAGACGCCTTGACGATGATCTTGCCACGGAAGAACTCTTGGTCCTTGCCGTCTTCCTTGGCACGGTCAGCGGCCTTGGTCCCATCCTTCCACGGCACGGCGATTTCTACGGCTCCTGCGTCGAGTTCTTCTTGCGTGAGACGACGGGCGATAAGGCGTTTACCAGGGAACAGTGTCTTCGCCTCGGCAATGACCAAATCCTTCAGGGCCTTCAGATCGGCACTGTCGGGTTCAAGAATGAACGATGCGTCAAAACGCGGATCACCCTTGCCTTTGCCTTTGTCCTGAAATTGCCGCGATGCAATGATGTTTGCGAAACCGGCGCGAACAGGGGCCTGGAACGTGTAAGCAATCAATTCTTTAGATGCCATTGGATATCTCCGTTAAGTGGCGGTTGCAGTTGTGTCACCATCGTGAATGAGGTGGGCGAAAATGTCAACGCCCTTTTCAACCTTGATGGCGGGCTTGGGATCACCAATGAGCGCAATCGTCAAGCCTGTCTGTGGCGTAAAGGCATATTGCGTCACGAGGGTTTTTGCTGCCGGCCCGATCTTTGACATATCAGCCGGCGATTTTAGCTCTGGCGCCGTATAGGCCTCGGCACCAAATTTTTCCTTGAACACGGGTTCCGCTTCAGGCGTCCAAATGCGATTGGCCTTTTTCAAAACCAACTTCGTGCCAGGAACCGTGTTGCCAACGAGGTTACGGCGCAGGACTTCATCCTTCACCGCCTTCACATAAAACTCGACCGCCTTGCACGCCCCATACTCAGACGACATGCGATTTTGGCCAAAGTTTGGAAGGGCCGTGGCATCGGCACGAGCGGCGGCACCAAACATGCCCGACAGTAATGGGCAGAACAGCTTGGCGGGACAGAAGCGGCAGTGTTTGCCACAATCGAACGACATGTCAAAGTCGGCGCGCTCCATTGCCGGGATCAGTTCATTTTCACCCCAATGGATGATTTCACCGACCGTCGTGGTCCATTCGCGGATTGGGCCATCCTCGTGATAGGCGCGCGGCTGGCAGATGCGAAGGCGCACCACACGATCACTGCGGACGTTGACCTTGTTGATTTGAATGCGGCGCAGAATGAGCCCATAAGCATAGTACATCATCTGTGCGTTTTCTTCGGGTTCAACAACGATGCCTTCGCCGTGCTTGTAGTCTTCAACTATAATGTCGTCGGTGCCCCAGGCGCCGAAGTCCAGGCGGCCGAAGAAATCAGGGTGGGGGCGTTCGGGCAAGTCGCTGCCGATGCTTTGTTCAACAAAGATTGTCGGATAGGCGGAAAATTGGCGCACGTCGTTGAGATAAGTTTGGACGGCATCTGCCATTTCCTGCGTGACTTCGGTGTCATAGAATTTTTGCCCGACGACTTCCCAGGTGTCGATGTTGTTTGTCAGGCAATGGGCTGCAACCTCATGGGCCGCCACACCCTCGCGTCGATAATCGGGCTCATCGGTTTGAGGCAAATTTAGCTTGGTAAGCAGCACGCTAGAGCCCGGACAATTCATCCAGCGCTCAGCACCGCTGCCACCCTTGTTGCTGTGTTCCGGCAAAACCTCAGTGCCGTTCTCTGGGGGATCAAGGCAAACTGTTTCGGTATATCCGTCAGGACGGCTATTGGTTTCTGCGTCGCTCATGGTGCCCTCTTGTTAAACCGGGGAGGCGGGAGGGCTCGGCGCTTTATCGGTGCGCTGCCCTCCCAATCCTCCTACTGTCCCGTTGTGCTTCCTCCTGTGGTCCAGACGGTAATGCGTTGTCCGCGTCGGCTGGCAGGCTAGCCTCGGGTGCAGATTTATTCCGCCGTCAGAACCTCCAACTTTTTCAGGAAATCCGCACGGCGTTCTTGCGGGATTTGTGCCAACACGATGTTGGGCAGCTTCGCCGGATCAGGGTTGAATGTCTGAACCAGCTTGCGAATGGCGATGCCGCTCTTGATCACGGCGTTGCGCTTCGCCACGGCGTTGTTGAGTTCCAGATCAGAAATCGGCTCAACCTTGGCCTCACCCGTCAAATCGCCCAAATCGTCGTCCGCGACGACGGTGGCAGCCGGTTCCTCACTCACAACCAGTTCGTCCGGGTCGGCGACGGGGGCCGCAGGGGTGGCAGCCGGGGCCTGGGCAGCTTCGGGGGTGGTCTTTGCCGGCCGGCCGGGGCGGCGGGGGCCTGGGGCGGCTGTCTGGGGCGCATGGCCAAGGTCTGCGGCGCTTGCGCCCTTGGCAACAAGCTCGGCTTCAAGGGCTGCCTTGGAGCCCGGTTCCGGGGTGGCCGACGTGGACACTGGTTTGGTCGTTTTTGCGCGAGGCGGGCTGCCAAGCAATTCAGCAACCTTGACATCAGCCTCGGCAGCCGTTGCGTCGAGATAGGGCTTTCCGTCCTGTCCTTCGGGCACCGTAAAAATCAACTCAACCCGAACCTTGCGCGTTGGCGCGAACTGAGGGTCTGGGTATCCCTCGTGCTTTTTGCAGTCTTCGACGGATACCGTTCCGCCAGTGATCACGCTTGCCATTGTTTCATTCTCCTTTGTTAAACTATTGGGATCGTGGGGATGGTGCCCCTGGCTTCCCGGTTTGCAAAATCCGTTCTGCGGTTTTAGCGGGGTAGACTTTCGCCCTCCGCACCGGGTCCATTCCCGGCAATCCCACCGCCTTTAACAACCAATGGCATATAGCGCTCCATATCACGGTTGTCAAGACGAAACCATTGGTATCAGTTAAGGGGAGTAACTTCCACCTTAAAAAGCAAACCTGTTTTCGGGTCCTTCAAGACGGCAATTCCAGTGCCTATCTCATTTGAAACCAATGTCAGGCCGCTGAAAAACAGCGCTTCTGCGGTAATACCCTGTGCCCACCGCAAATCCCGTTCCTGTTTTTGTGTCATCTTGCATCCAGTGCTTTGTGTGTGTTGTGCCGTTTATGCAAACTGCCTGCCAAAATTCTTTCGAGAATTGAACCCGGCGCCACAAACAAATCTGCCTGCACTGTGCGAAGCTGCCCGCCGCGATCCAATCTGTCTACCGCTTGTTCGTTATTGCCCGGCACGGGGTCTGGTTCAGCTAGTAAAGCATGACAAGCGACTTGCTGCAACCCATCGGTTCCTGTTCCAAGCGACAACGTGTTGCCGAGCATGATTTTAAAGCGTGGGTCTTCCTGGAAAATTTTTACCCGAATTTGTTTTTGCTTTTGGCTGGTAGAGCCGTCGATCCGCAGCACACCAAAGCGCGCTAGCTTTTCCTCAAGGAAATTGAGAACATCAATATGCCACGCGAAGATCACAAGTTTATCGTCGCCGCCGTCAATGCACATGGCGGCATACTCAGCAACCTGCGGAGCTATCGCTAGTCCCATTTGATGACGAATTATTGCCCATTGGCCGTCAACCTTGATATCCATTTCAAGAAGGTCTTGGTCAATGTCCAACATGCTTTCGGCTGCAAGCACAGCGCGGACGGCGCGCGTCTCGTCAACCCTGACAATGTCATACACGGGCAACTTCAACTGGGGCATCACATCGCGCTTCAGGTGACGCACCATGAAATTAGCACGCAAGCGGGCCTGAAGCTCTGACGCGCGCCCCACCTCTTCGCGGACATAGGTGTAGGGCGTGCCGTCCGCATGCTCGCCGTCTATCTTCATTGACGGGTTGAAGCGTTTTCTAAAACTGTCTTCCGACATCCAGTCAATACTATCGAAACAAAGCCCACGGGCGATCGTATAGGCCTCGCGCGGGCGATTGGGGAGCGGCGTTCCGCTGAGGCCAAGCACCATCCCGCTTGCGGATGACAGCGAGCGGAACAGCGTGCGCCAGTCTTTTGTTTCCTTGTCATATTCACGCACCATGCCGGCGGCGTCGCCGAAGACCGCCCGCGTGCGCCCCGTTTCCATGTTTTTGAGGTAATGGATTTCATCCAGGATCAGAAGGTCATAGGTCCCACGGGCGAGTGCGGCGCCGATTGCTTCAGTACGTGCCAGATCATAAGACACGACCGTCCATTGTGCCTGCGGGTGAACCCCTGTGCGCCCATGGATGATCGGATAGACAACGTAGGGCCATCGCATCGTAGACCACTCGCGTATGCGATCGACCCATTGAAGGCGGATGTTCGCTGGGCAAAGCACAAGCACGCGCTTGGCTGACATTTCGTTGGCAATGCAAATTGCAATTGGTGTTTTGCCTAAGCCGGGTTGATCACCTATGAGCGTGTTGCGTCGCCGAAGGGCATAGGAAACCGACGCACGCTGAAACGGCCACAACTCCTTGTCCATTGGACATTTGATATGTGCGCCGCTGTCCGGGCTCCAACTTTCTTCAACAGCCGAGGCGATGCCGTGAAGCTCTGCCGTCGCATAGGGCGTTGCAAATTTGCTGAAGGCGACGGCGGCATAGGGCTCCTTCGTCATGAGAATAGCGGTGCTTGCCGTGCTGCGTGCTTGGCTGAAGTCCAGCCCGTGTTGCAACATCAAATCGCTGATTTGTTTTGCATTGGAGCGCGGCACGCGCAGCGTGAAATATTTTGTTGCTGGCACATAATCCAGAAGCATTGTCAATTAGAATGCTCCCGGATCAAAACCATGTGTGCGACAAACCTGCATTGCCAGTTTGCGAAACGCTGCCCCATGCGAAGGGTTGCCTCCTGTTTGAGCTTCTCGAATATGCACCATTTCATGTGCAACAGTCATAATCAAGAAAAACAAAGATCGCTGTTTAACTTGGCTTACACGCAAATGGTATTCACCCTTTTCATTGCGCGAACAATCTGCATAAAACTCTCGCGTTCGCATCACGGTAATGCGCACGTCGTCGCTGGGTGGGAGACCCCACCCCTTGAAAGGCGCCGTTTGGCAAAGCATGTCATAGGTTGCGGCAACAAGCTCTGGCGTGATGTTGACTTTCATTTTACCCTCTGGCTTGACGCCGCCCGCAGAGTGAGAATATAACTCCGTCCGACATGGCTGTCCAACAAAAATTTCTTAGCGAACTTCACGAGGCTGCAATAGCCTGGGCAGATGCCGGCTTTGCGGTTTTCCCATGTTGCGTTGGCCTCAAAGTCCCAGCCTGCAAAAATGGCCTTGACGATGCAACTACCGATCATGACCAAATAAACCGATGGTGGACTGAAAATCCACAATACAACGTCGGTATAGCTCCCGCACGTTCGGCCATGTATGTGCTGGATGTGGACCCACCCCTCGGCGCTGAGACCCTCGCAAGGTTGACTAAGGATCATGGGCTGTTGCCCGATACGCTGACGATCCGCACACCGAGGGGTGGATTTCACTATTGGCTTTTGGGAAGCGTGCGATCTACCGTGCAGGCTCTTGGCCCCAAGCTGGATACACGCGGCGAAGGCGGTTATGTTCTGGTTCCGCCGTCGATCGTCAACGGTGTTGAATATGAATATGTTGGAGACACAAACAATGTTGCAAAAGGACCAGAGTGGATTGCCGAGTTGCTCGCCGACGCTGTTCGGGATGGTGTCGGCGCAGGAACAGGCATTGAACTTGATAGCCCAACAAGCATCAACCGTGCTCTCGCCCTTGTGCAACAGTACGTCGCTTCCAGTCACGTTGCGATTGAAGGCAGCGGCGGCGATAATCGAACGTATGCAGTTGCTTCTGAGTGCCTCAATTTTGGCTTGAGTGAACACCGTGCGTTTACGTTGCTTCGCGATGAATGGAACCCGCATTGCCAGCCTCCTTGGACGGATGATGATCTTGCAATAAAAGTCCGCAACGCGGCCGAATATTGCCAAAATGAACAGGGTGCTTGGGCCGTCCCGTCCGCTGAAAAAGTGTTCTCCGATGTGGTGCATTTTGCAGATGGCCCCGCCCAGCCTAGTGATCCAAAAAGGTCACGATTTTACCCACGCGACGAGAGCGAGCAAAACGAACGTCCCGAACCAACATGGTTGCTTGACGGGCTGTTGCAGGACGAAAGCCTTGCGATGATCTATGGACCGGGCGCATCGTGGAAATCCTTCCTTGCACTCGACATGTGTTTGACGCTTTCGGCTGGTATAGCCCGTTTTGGCTGCCCAGAGCGTCCGCCCATGGATACCGTCTATGTGGCTGCCGAAGGTGCACGTGCTATCGAACGCTGGCGCCGGCCCTCGTGGCGCGAGGCGCACGGGGTTGTTTCGCCGCTCCCGTTCTTCGCCGTTGACAGTATGCCGCTGGTTGCCCGACCGCAGGAAATCATTGACCTGTTGGAAGCCATCAAGGCACGCGGCATCAAGCCTCGGCTTTTGGTAATTGATACCGTCGCCCGCGCCATGACCGGCAAGAATGAAAACGACGCGCGCGATGTCGGTGAAATGGTCGAAGGACTGGATTTGCTGAAGCGGGAACTTCATTGCACTGTGCTCGCCATCCATCATACCGGCAAAGATAGCGAACGCGGCGGGCGCGGGTCGAGTGCGTTGTATAACGACTTCGACACCGTTATGGAGGTGAAGTCCAACAAGGTTGCCAAGGCAATGGCGCTCTACATGCGCAAGCAAAAAGATGCCGACGAACCACAGACGCCGTGGACTTTTGAAGTCAGGGACGTTGGCAAATCGCTGTCGCTGTTTGAGATTGAAACATGTGCGTTCAACAACATGACCAAAGGCGAAGACGCGTTCTCGCCTGCCAAGGTCGGCGCAGCATTGCGGACCATGCAAGCTTTTGGTGAGACGCGTGCCGTGACAATCCATGCTTTAGCAGCCGAAATTACGCCCCAGCTTCAGGGCGAGAGTGCAGAAGATGTTGGGCGCGCCCGGTCGAAAACAGAGCGCACCCTGAACAACCTTGCCAAAAGCAGGCTGTCCGCGTTCGTGATAACGGTAGGCAGGTCCAATAGATGGTGTTTGCCTGCCGAGGCTAACGATCCAGAGCTTTAGTTGATTTGAGTTGCAGCAAAGAACGCCAGTCCACGGACGCGCTCGTATTCAGCCCGCGCCGGTCCACGGACGCGATCGTATTCAGCCCGCGCCGGTCCATCGATGCGATCGTATTCAGCCCGCGCCAGTCCATCGATGCGCTCGTATTCAGCCCACGCCAGTCCACAGACGCGATCATATTCAGCCCACGCCAGTCCACAGACGCGATCATATTCAGCCCACGCCAGTCCACGGACGCGCTCATATTCAGCCTGCTCCGGTCCACGGACGCGATCGTATTCAGCCCGCGCCAGTCCACGGACGCGATCATATTCAGCCCGCGCCAGTCCACGGACGCGCTTATATTCAGCCCGCGCCGGTCCACGGACGCGATCGTATTCAGCCCGCGCCGGTCCATCGATGCGATCGTATTCAGCCCGCGCCAGTCCATCGATGCGCTCATATTCAGCCCACGCCGGTCCACGGACGCGCTCGTATTCAGCCCGCGCCGGTCCATCGATGCGCTCGTATTCAGCCCACGCCAGTCCACGGACGCGCTCGTATTCAGCCCACGCCAGTCCACGGACGCGCTCGTATTCAGCCCACGCCAGTCCACGGACGCGCTTATGTTCAGCCCGCGCCGGTCCACGGACGCGCTTATATTCAGCCCGCGCCGGTCCACGGACGCGCTCATATTCAGCCCGCGCCGGTCCACAGACGCGCTCGTATTCAGCCCGTTGGGCTTCAGACAGAAAATGGCGAGCGGCGAAGTCAAAATCAAAATCGCCAGCATATTTGATGCAAAGCTCCTCAGTCACTTCAACCGACGATCCAAA